GTGTACTGGAGTTTCATCGTATTGAAGCTACCGCGGGCGGCACATGTTCCAAACATAAACATCAATACAAGTGGAATGGATTCTTTGTTGAAAAAGGCGAAATGATTATTCGTGTTTGGAAAAACAATTATGATCTAGTTGACGAAACATTGTTGACCGCTGGTCAATATACTAAAGTTGCGCCCGGTGAATATCATCAATTTGAAGCCATCACAGACTGTGTTGCATTTGAATTGTATTGGGCAGAGTTTGATCACGATGATATCGAACGTGATACTGTAGGCTACGCTAAATGAGAGACGAAATAGAAATTCGAGATGGGTGGTACTGGCCTAAGACTGATGTATCGTGTTGGAAATTTATGCAGGCATATCCAACATTGCCTCAGATTATAACTAAACTTGTGCCCAAGAAGCAAGTTGTAGTCCAAGCAGGTGGAAATTGTGGATTTTATCCTAAACAGTACGCTAGCTTATTTGAAACAGTATACACCTTCGAACCCGAATGGTTGAATTTTTATTGCCTCAACTTAAACGTTGACGAACCGAATGTGATTAAAAACCAATCGTGCTTGGGTAATACTCGCGGGCTGGTCAACTTAGCAATCAAAGAAAAGAATCGTGGAAAAAATTACGTAAATGGCCCCGGCATTTGTCCAACTTATCGAATTGACGATTTGGCCTTAGAGGTCTGTGATTTAATTCATTTAGATATCGAAGGGTATGAGTATTACGCATTGCAAGGTGCTGTTGAAACTATTATAAAATGCAGACCGGTAATTGTAATTGAAATGTGGGACAAACTAGCAAATAGATTTGAAGAAAATATTAACGAAAAAACCGAAGAGCTATTAACTAGTCTTGGTTATGTGTATTCTCAAACATTATATGATTCAGACAAAGTCTATATCCCCCAATGAAAGCATTCATTATCCGATTACAAAACAATAGCATTTCTGAAAAGCATGCCGATGAATGTGTAGAGCAG